CGCATCTCACCAAGAGCGTTTTGTGTTACCTGCTGTTGGTAAGGGTTCATGTAAGCCGCAGCTTGGTTAGGGTCATACGCCTGAGCAGAACCTAAAATACCGCCAATGCCCTGACCGATAACAGGAACTGCACGCCCCATCATGTCCTGAGCGGCTTGGTACTGGGCCGTGGTGTCAATAGCGCCCGCTGCTAACGCGCCACGCTGCGTGAGGTCCATGCCTTGGGTGACGCCTTGAGAGGCAGCTTGGATGTAGGGCTCAAACGCCCCTACGCCCTGCTTGGCAAAGTCAATTCCCTGTAGCTCAGTACCAGAAAGCGCTGCGGCCTCAACGGCAGGCAGGTTCATAGGCTGATTGTAAAGCTCTCGAGCCTCGTTAATTAGCCCAAGCTTGTACGCTTCAATTTCTGGCGCTTCACGTACGTACTGGGTTGAATACGTCATATCAACCATTGGCGCGGCCCTCTAAATTTTTCATAAGTGCATACATTTTTTTAGCGCCCTTGCGCCTTGATCCGTTGCCCATGTTGCGTACTGCCTTGGCGGTGAATACAAACTCGCCGTCGCTGAGCATTGCGGGGATGTCGTCGGATGTACCGGTGCCCGGCCCGTTTATATGGCCATTCTTACGTGGGAAGTCAGACGTACTGCCTCCCGTCGCGGCACCGTAGGGACGATACATTTGATACGGCGCAGTTTGCGACATGGTATTTACACCGCCAAAGCTTAGGCCGTAACGCTCAGGGTACTGCTCGAGCAGTCGTTGGCCGGGCGCATCCGTCATGCCTTCAAAGCCGGGCGGTAACTGCGGTTGCTCAGGGCTAAACGCACCTGTTAATCCGGCGATGCCCATTGCACCTATAGCGGCAGGGGCAAGGTCAGATATTATGCCCGGGGTATTGGCCGCCAAATATCTTCCTACGGCCGACGTAGAGTCAGCAGTGAGTATTGCTTCTTTGCTCATCTCAGGAAATTGTTTCATTGTCTTTAAAAGTGCGTTGTCTGCGCCTGCCGCTTTACGCGCAGTGGGCGAGAATGCACTTTTAAAGCTATCAAAGCGACTACTGTCGGGCAGTGTGTCCTTTAGGAATATGTCTTTGACATTTTGTCCAAATGTAGGCGGTGGGGTCAGGGCTGCAGTTTGAGCACTTACCGCAGGTGGACCGCTGACAGCGTTAGTGTACATGTCTGCTGTAACCGCAGGTGAACCGCTGACAGCGTTAGTGTACATGTCTGCTGTAACCCCTGCGTTTTGAGGTAAAGAGGCCACTCCGTTTTGAACTGCAACAGGCATTCCTGTAGGACCGGCAGCAAAGGGCTCCATGGGCATAGGTGTCCCTGCCGCCACCGTTTCTCTTGCCGTTGTTGTAAGATCAGGAAGTGCCGCTGTGTTATCTACAGCGGCTATGGATTCGCTCACCGGAGCACCAGTAGGCGCTGCAGTAGACTTAAATGCGCTTGCTCCTTGGGTCACGCCGCTTACGGCACCGGCAGTTACCGCGCCGATAGCGCCTGCCTTCAGGGAGTCCTTAAGGTTTCTGCCACCAAGCAAAGACGTGCCTGCACCGGCCACAAAGCCCTTAGTGGCGGCAGCCAAAGCAGGAGCGGCTGTGCTACCAAACATTCCGGCTGCCCCTGCTCCGACGGTCATAAAGAGCGCGGTGCCAATAACGATCTTGCCAATAGTAGTGTTGGCAAACTTCTTGACCGTCTTGCCGATCTTCTTAAATAACTTCTTCAGGAAGAACTCAGGCATGCCGGTGGTGGGGTTAGTAGTGCCGCTGCCACCGATACGCCTTAGGATTTGTGCTTCAATTGGGCTAATGTGAGCGACCATTGTGTCGCCGTTACGGCCTGCGTCAGCCATAGCCTTAGCCATTGGGCGGAGGCCTGCGATACCGCCCTTGGCAAAATTCTGTGGGGGAGCCATTGTGTCAGGAGCTCGAAGCTGATCAAGCGCAACCTGTAACGCGCCAAATAGCTGAGCATCAAACGCCTCAGGGAGAAGCTCCTCGTCTACGCCCTGCGCCATGTAACGCGCGCGGATAGCGGCGTAGTTAGCGGGGTCAGAAAGAACCTCATCAACCATCGTATTAAGAAGTGCAAGCACCTCCGGCGGGATTTCCATCTCTTCGAGTTCACGTCTGAACTCTGCAACGGCAATAGGGTCGGCCTGTTCGGCCGCCATGAGCATCTCATTGTTTACTTCAGACGGGGAGACCTGCTTTCGCATCTCTTCTACGGCGGCCATCTCGGCGGCCATATTACCCATTTGGGGAGGTGGGGGCATAGCTCCCTGCATCGCTTCTGCCATGATCTTTTCCTTAAATTTTTAAGTAGGACCACACAGGGTCGCGCGCCCGAAGCGCGAAATTACTACTGATTATCAAGCAATTATTAGTTTCTGTCCACTTCCATATAAGACAGATAAAAATCTACATCTGCCTGACTGCTAAGGACTTTAATTACGTCTGCTTCTTCCATCACGCAGGATACGCCGTTAAAAGCGTCCATCGTGCCGTCTGCGGCTAAAACAGTATTTTCAAGCATTTTGTAAGGGGTTACGCCACCGGTAGGATAAATAGCAATGTCTAAAGTAGTGCTCGCTGTTCCCGTATTGGTTATGCGTAAAGAAGACAAAATAGCCGTGTTAGCTGCAGGGACGGTGTACATAGTCGTCTCAGTAGCCGCGCTTGGTGTCAGATGCTCCCTAAAGTATTTAACCGCCATTAGGCTGTCTCCGCCGAAATCATTGTGGCCGTAAGGATAACCGAAGGTATATCTGGACGAGTAGGACTAGTTCCTGCCACGTAATTCTCTAAGGTCACGAGGTCTCCGTCCGACCACCACGCCATTTCTAAATAACTTGTTTCAGGGTTTGTCACGGTAAAAATGCCGGATATGTCAGCTACAGTATGGCCAAAAGTAGTCGCGTTTTTTCGCACAGGGACATCGTATCGCGTGTTACTGTAGGGGTAGTCTACACCAGTGTCTTTGGCCCAAATTTCCATCTCATGCACGGCATTGTCTGCGTTAGTTCCTTGCAGCCTGAGTCCTATTTGATATTGACCGGTATGATCAAATAACAGTTTAGAGGCCCGTGATCCGTTGACCGTGGTGCTTGCCACAAGCTGAGAGGTAGTCACTACGTATAGACCGACCCCGCCTGTAGTGCCTGAGGACTGTGAAACGATGCGTGTGCCCGCAGTTACGCCAGTTCCCGTTAAAGTCATGCCGGAAAGCAGGGTCCCAGAGGCGACTGCGGTTACATCCATTACGGTGCCTGCCAACCCCGCCCCATCGTCTATTACGCCTGTGAACTCCGCTTCGTGACTGCCTACTCGTATGCCCCGCTGAAATATAGGCGTGTCAAACGTGACGATGTTCTCTAATGTTGTGCCTAAATTCGTCAAATCAGTGTTATTCATCAGCATCGCGTGAGGAAGCTGAATACCATAATCTAACTGAAACCCACGAATGCCCGGCGCCGAACCCTTCATCCACAGCATGGAGGCCGCGACGTTTTGATCAGGTATGGCCGTGTAACTAGAGTTTAGTTGAAAGATGATTTGCTCAAGCGAGCGAACGAGCTGATTAAACTGCTCAGGACTATATTGAGAAGTTGAAGAATTCGGCAGGCGGACGTTCTGTATTTTGCTCATCGCATACCATCCGGCTTAATATCGACTCGTAACGTGCCGTAACGCCACCATGTATCAGCCTTGTCGCTGTTTATCTTGACTGCTATCTGCCTGCCTCGTGCTCTAGTGTCTACCTTTTGAGTGGTTGGGGTCACAGTGTAAGGGTCAAGAGAGCTGGGACTGGCCGAGGCTTGCGGATAAGGACGCAGGTAAAGGTTCACAGTGACATCGCCCTGCTGGTCCTTGAAATCGGGAATAAACCTGTTCATTAGCAACATTGAGTCGCCATCTCCAATGTCAAAATAGCCTGACTCAATATTTGCCAAGATAGCGGAACCATCTGCCTTGTTTATACCGTCCTCTTGGTTGTAAACCAAAGATCTTCCTTGTGTAAGGCCATAAATGGTTGAGATAGTAGCCTCCGTACTTGTTGGCAGATACTCTGTTGCTGCCGGCTTAACGTAGGCGCCTACGTCCTGCCACGCTGTACGACTAAGAGTACCTATAGACCACACGTTCTCAAGGTAATTAAAAACCACACACCGGTCAATATAGTCGCTGGTGTAGCTTGCGTAGAACCATGTTACTTCGTTGAAATCATTGTTCAAGGCAGCGTAGAACTTACTGCGCTGTACCAGATTAATGTCCTTAAACACGTAGTCCTGTACTGTACAGGACATTTTCTTGACGGTGCCATCAAATACAAAGAAAGAGTCGATGCCCATCCAAAAAGCTAGGCCGTTTACATCTACCGCAGCATGTGGACCAGCACATCCACAGTTGGCGGCTAGTTGCTGGAAGCCAAAGGTATATGGGGGTCCTATATACTGCATGCCATGCAGGGAGGTGTCTGTAAAAATCAGAATCTGGCCTCGAGAACGAACAGCCGCCACGATGTAGCTTCCGTCTGATAGACGTTGGCCTCCTGCGGTGTTTGTGGCACTCTCAACAAAAGTGTTGATGTTTTCTTGATCCGAGAACCTAACAAACATGGGGTCTTGGGTATTTGGGTCTCCTATTGTGGCTTCTGATCCAAAGCAAACTAAATGCCTGTCTGGACTGGAAACTAGGGCGTATACACTCTTCGTCGGCGCGCCAGAAATTGGATTTGCACGTACAGCCACACCATCTGTTGTAGGGCTCCATTGATAAATGGCACCATCAACTAACTGCAAGATAAGGTTTTCGCCGTAATTGTCAAAGGTCCAAGTTCTCGACAGAAGGCTTAGGACCAGTGTTTCTGGACGAGGCGTACCAAAAGATCCCGCGCCCCATGTGCCTGTTCCATAGCCGTAGTCATAAAAGCTTACGTCTGAGCCTACGTTGATTTGGTATTTACCAACCACGGATGCGCCGCCACTCCCTGAGTCCCCACTGGTAGCCGCCACAGGAGCCGTTATAGTGTAGGTTGAGGAGTCAATAATGGCGCCAATTTCCCACTCGCTGTTCAGAATATCCGCAGTAATGTCTCCTCCAAGCGAGACAGCGCCAGAATAAATGACGAAACCGCCTTGTTCAGCACCGTGATCAACGTGCGTAACAGTAATGGCAGTGCTCCCTGTCGAAGCAGAAAAAGTAATGTCTCCAGCACTGGAGGTGAGTCGTAGGGGGGTTATGTCATACCAAAAAGCGCCCGTATTGACGTAGACCTTACGGTTTGTACCTACGACAAAATAGGGAATTCCGGGCAAAGACTGCCAAGAAAATGCTTCGCTGGCTTGGCCTACGAGGTAATACTCACCTGATTCAAAGTACGTCCAACCGCCTATCTTTTCCGGCAGTCCATATCTAAAACGGACATTGTCACAATCACTCCATCCACCTTCCGCACCATATTCGGTGTTCTGCTTGTCAATGCCGGGAGCTAATGTAAGTTTGAAAAAAGCCATAGCGGTTACCAGTTTTGTTACAAGTATTTGCCCGTCTCGATCATAGATGCGAGTTCGTGGCTACGGCCCTTTACGTCCAGACTCCATTTGGAATCAAGAAATTCTTTCGCTGCGAGGGTATGGTCCGCCACTTCCATAGCGGCTAGCGCTTTTTTAAAGTTCCGCAGACGTGTGGCACCAAGATTAAAGCTGATGTCTATCATAGCATCTTTTCTAACGTCATCAAGTGAGTTAAACCACGGATATTCCGAGGAAAGTTCTTTCATAACACGTAAGATGTCGTTTTCTAACAGGTAATCTACTTCATCGTCGGAAAGGCCAATTCCCCCGTTAGGATCAACATTTCGCCCAATTCCCAAAGTCCAGTAACCCGCGCTGCATTTGTAGGCCACATGCCTGCCGTTCGTCTTCACTTCGCCCTCATGGCGCTTGAGCATCTCAAGTAGCTTTTGCATTTACTTCTCTCTGCTAACGCCTTTGGTTTTCTCAAAAGTACGCATAGCACCTAAGCCCAACATGCCCATTAGCACTGTAGTCAAAAGCGATGTATCTACTTCAGGGACAATAAACCAGATGCCTAA